GATTACTATTGCGCCGTTACCTCCTAATTGTTACTCCTTAGAGAGAGCGTTGGCCCGGAGGGGAAACCTTCCGGGTCTTTTTTTAGGAACGGGCAAGTCGTAAGACCCCGCTGACTGCTGGAAAGACAGCCGCTCGGTGTGAGCGTATCGCACAAGGATTATGGCCCCAGTGATGGATAAGCCTTCCGAGAGTCATTTTTTAATGGTTTTTTGGAGGGTCTATCATGGCCGACAATATTGCATCAGTTTATGCCGTCCAATACGGCACCAATATCTCGCTGCTTTTGCAGCAAAAAGGCTCCAAGCTGCGCGGCACCGTGCAGACTGGCTCATACAAGGGCAAGCAGTCCGAAGTCGTGACGCAGTACGGTGCAACCGCTGCTCGCGCTGTTAGCACCCGTTATGCTCCGATCGTTCCGGTAAACACCCCGAACGACCGTCGCTGGGTGTTCCCAGAAGATTTCGACTGGGCCGACTTGATCGATTCGTTCGACAAGCTCCGTCTCCTCGCTGATCCGCAGTCTGCCTACGCGCAGAACGGGTTGTATGCGATGGGCCGTGCGATGGACGATGTGATCATCAACGGTATGCTCAACGACAACAAGACGGGCGAAGCGGGTGGCACCACCACTGGCTTTGACACCAGCAACCAGCGCGTTGCGGTGAACTACGCTGCCTCGGGCAACGTGGGCCTCACGGTAGACAAGCTGCGCGAAGCTCGCCGCATTCTCATGGAGAATGAGGTCGATTTGGACGCCGAGCCTGTGTACTGCGCGATCAGTGCCGAGCAGCACGATGACCTCTTGGGCCAAATCCAAGTGGTGTCGAGCGACTTCAACAGCGGCTCTCCGGTGATGAAGGACGGCAAGGTGATGCAGTTCTTGGGCATCAACTTCGTCCACACCGAGCGCTTGCCGACCAGCTCGACGTTCCGTCGCTGCCCAGTGTGGGTGCCCTCGGGCGTTCACCTCGGTATGTGGAACGACATCATGTCCAACGTCACGCAGCGTCGTGATCTTTCTTCACACCCGTATCAGGTTTACCTGATGGGCACCTTTGGTGCGACCCGCACCGAGGAGAAGAAGATCGTTGACATCCTGTGCGCGGAATAAGGGAGTAAACGAAAATGGCAGTTGTAGCAGTTAAGTCAACCCTTATCACGAACGCAGACGCGACCCCGGTCGTGCTCAACAACCCCCGTGTAGACGGTGGTTTCGAGCGCGTCTCGGTGGCGACAGCAGCGATCACCAGCGGCGACAGCGTTGCCTCGACCTACCGGATGTTCCGTGTACCGTCGAACGCAGTGATGACCGACCTCCGCATCTACTCGCCTGACATCGGAACGACCACGATCTCCGATATCGGCTTGTACGACACGGCGGCAGCGGGTGGTGCTGTGGTCGATGCAGACTTCTTTGCCTCGGCGTTGTCCCTCAAGGACGGCGCGTTGAACGGCGAGGATGTGTTGCATGAGGCTGCGGTGTTCACCATCGCCAACAGCGGCAAGGAGTTGTGGGACGCGTTGGGTTTGACCAGCGATCCGCACAAGTTCTACGATGTGGCACTCACCTTAACCGGCGCGGCTGACGCGACCGCTACGGTGAAGCTCGTCGGTCGGTTTACGGCCTAAGTGGAACGGGGCGGGCTGGGCAACCGGCTCGCCCCATCTCTAACGGAGAGAGAACATGGCAGATCGTTTTTACGGTATTGATCGTGGCGAGCAAGGTGTTCGCAACGTCACGGAAGGTGCGGCGTCTACCGCCTCAACGGATGTGGAATTGCGTGTCGATCTCGCTGCGAACATGAACAAGGATGAAGTTCTGTACGCCATCGAGTCGATCAAGGACGCAATCATTCAAGACATTTGGCCTCCGGCTTAGTAGCCGAGGGGGGTTCCCTTGGCTGCAAGTAACGTCGCAATCGCAAACCTCGCGCTGACGAAGCTCGGGGATTTGCGCATTCTGAATCTAACGGATAACACCAAGCCTGCACGCGAGGTCAACGCTGTGTTTGACATGGCGCGTGACTATCTCCAGCGCCGGTTCTCTTGGCGCTTCTGCATGAAGCGAGCACAGCTCGCAGCCAGCAGCGACACACCGCTCTGGGACTACAGCTATCAGTATCCGGTGCCGACCGATTGCTTGCGTATCGTGCAGGTGGGGCAGTATTTCCCGACCCCTGATATGTCCGATCTGATCGGCATAGGCGGTCAAGAATATGTGCTCGAAGCGGGAAACATCCTCTCAAACGATGCAGGCCCGCTCAAGTTGCGTTATCTCGCGAAGGTTACTGATCCTGTGAAGTTCGATACCGCGTTCGATATGGCGTTCTCAGCCTATCTCGCGTACTTACTTGCGGAACCCTTGACCGCAGATACCCAAAAGAAACAGATCGCTTATAACGATTACCGCTTCTCGATTCGTGATGCGGTGGTTGCCAATGCTATCGAGAATCCACCGGAGTCGATCGCAGACAATACTTGGATTTTGGCGAGGCTATAACAGATGGCGAGGGTTTCGCCGGGTATCACGAACTTTAACGGTGGCGAAGTCGGGCCACTGTTATCGGGTCGCGTAGACTTTGAGAAGTACGCAAGCTCCTGTTTCAAGATGGAGCGATTCATCCCGACTGTGCAGGGGCCAGCCAAGCGGTGTCCCGGTACGCGGTTCGTCATCCCGACCAAGTACAGCGATAAGGTTTCTTTTCTCAAGCGCTTTGAGTTCTCGTTCGATCAAGCCTATGTGCTCGAGTTCGGCGACTACTATGTGCGCTTCTATACGGATCGCGGCGTCCAGCTTGTTGATGGCATCAACATCATCAACATCACGCAGGCGAATCCGGGCGTTCTAACCTACGACGGCGCAGACCCAAGCAACGGCGACTGGTTTCAGATCGTTGATGTGCAGGGCATGACCGAGCTAAACGGAAGCTATGTTCAAGTCGCCAACGTCAACGTCGGAGCCAAAACCTTTGAGCTGCAAGATACCGCAGGCAATAACATTGATACGACCGACTTTGCGGCCTACGTTTTCAATGGCGATCTGCGCAGTGTGTACGAAGTTGCCTCACCCTATGCGGCAGAGGATTTAACAAACGCAGAGGGCGGGTGTGCGCTCTCGGTTACGCAATCTGGCGATGTGCTTTACATTGGATGCCCCGGCTACGAGCCTCGAACGCTCACGCGATTCGGCGCGACTAACTGGCAGTTTGCGCTCTTTGAGCCGACAGACGGGCCGTTCCAAGCGACCCCAATTGAAACTAAAAGTTTTAATGTCAACAGCATCAGCGGGTCTACGATTATAAATTGCACAACCCCTGTTTTTGTGGACGAGCACGCAGGAATGCTCTTTCGGTTTGAGCCGCTCAATAGCACCACCGATGCGTGGGAAACTAACAAGTCAGTTACGGCGGGCAACCTACGCAAGTCTGACGGCAAGATTTATCAGGCGCAAAACTCTGGCACTACGGGCGCGCAGCGTCCAATCCATGAGGAAGGCATTCAGTCTGACGGTGTGGTGCGGTGGAAGTATCAGAATCCCGGCTATGTCATCGTTAAGATCAACACGGTAGTCAGTACGACGCAGGCGACCGCGACGATCATCGGGCCGGGGACGGCACCGAATGAGATGTATCTGACCAATGCGGAGTGTCTGTATCGTATCGGCGCATGGGGCGCAGCACCCGGCGCAATCTATCCGTACAAGGTCGCGTTCTTCCGCAATCGATTGGTCTGGGCTGGCGAGCAGCAAGTATTCTTTAGTGTTACCGGAGACTACGGCTCATTTGCGGTAGACACGCAGGGATTGATCCTTGCGGATAACTCTATCTCGCTGACGCTCGCGGTCGGAGGCGTCGATAAGATTCGATGGCTTGCGGCCTCGGATGTGCTGCTGGTCGGCACCGGAGGCTCTGAGGTCGCGATTCAAGAAGTCACGACTACGCAGGCGTTCGGGCCGGAAAACTTTAAGTTTGAGATTCAGTCAGCGGAAGGGTCACGCGAAGTTGATCCGGTGCTGGTTGAGGATAGTGTGATGTTCGTGCGCGTCGGTGGGCGGCGCATTATGGAATTGCGGTTCGACATTCAGGCTGACGCTTGGGTGCCGCGTGATATGAACGTGCTCTATCCTGAGATCGCGAAGGTTGGCATCGTTGAGATGACCTACCAGAAAGAACCGGACAACATTATCTGGTGCGTGCTCAAAGACGGCGGCCTGATTGGGCTGACCTACAATCGAGAGCAGAATGTGTTTGGCTGGCACCGGCATCCGATTGCTGGCCCCTCTGCAAAAGTAAAGTCGGTGCAAGTGATCGGCGGCCCAGCCGGTGACGTAGACGATGTGTGGATGATTGTCGAGCGTGCGATTCCAAGCGGCGCGAACAGTCGAATCCTTGCTGAGGATGAGGACTTTATCAACGCTGAGGACGGCTCACGCATTCTGACCGAAGCACCGGCAGTCATTAGCAAATATGTGGAGTTCTTTGCGCAGTCGTTTGAGGAGCTGGATGACATTCAGTCAGCGGTCTACCTCGATAGCTCGCTAGAGTATGACGGCGGCGTAGATGCGAGTTTGCTGCCGGGTTCAACGGCGACTATCGCGGGTTCCACTAACGTGCTCTTTACGAGCGAGTCGTTCTACGAGCTGACCACTGAAGCAGATGAGGAATTGATCACCGAAGCGGGTGATTTTCTGGTGACTACGGATGATCCGTTTGCAGCAACTGATGTCGGGCGCGAGATTCGTTATCGGTACTACAGCGAGGAGGAGGGCCAGTGGCTCACCGCTCGCGCACTGATTACGAGCTTTATTACGCCAGACCAAGTAAGAGCAACGATCATCTCTGCGTGGCCGTCGCTCGATACGATCGACCCCGGCCTTTGGCGTCTAACCACCACCACTGTGCAAAACCTCTGGCACTTGGAAGGCGAGACGATCTCTGGCCTCATCGATGGCGAGGAGGTTGAGAATCTGGTCGTTCGCGATGGGCAGGTGACTACGCCGCGAGCATTTGCGCGTGGACAGTTTGGGTTGCCTTACAACAGTTACTTGGTCACTCAACGGATTGAAGCGGGTGCCACGGACGGCACGGCCCAAGGCAAGATCAAGCGCATCAATCAGATCGTGCTGAGACTTTATGCCAGCCTCGGCGGGAAGCTCGGCTCAGGCGAGCAATATCTGGATGACATTCTGTATCGTAGGCTGTCTGACTACATGGATGAGGTGCCGCCGGTACTGACGGGTGACACGGATAAGACCCCGTACTACGGGGGTTATGAGGAAGACGGGCGTATCTGGGTGGTGGCCGACCAGCCGCTCCCGATTACGGTGGTAGCGATGTATCCAAGGATGCAAACCGAATAATGGAAATCGTGACATTCAAGCCGAAGTATCTGCAACAGATGACGTTGCAGGATGCGCAGAAGTCAACGCACTGGGCGGCGTTTGATGAGGAGTACTGCAAGCAACTCATCGATGCAGGGCCAGCGTATACGGTGCTGAGAGACGATGAGCCGGTCATGTGCGCAGGGCTCGCTGAGATGTGGACAGGGCGTTTTGCGGCGTGGGCGTGGCTCTCAGAGGACGCAGGGCGCAGCATGAGGACGCTTACCAAGATGGTGGACGATTACCTCAACACGCGTCCATATCGTCGGATTGAGGCGTATGTGGATGTTCGGTTTCGCGCTGGGCACCGATGGGCGAAAATACTTCAGTTTGAGTACGAAGGTTTAATGCGTAACTTTGGTACGCAAGGTCAAGATATGGCGATGTACGCGAGGGTTCAGTAATGGCTGATCCAGTCACAATTATGGCTGCAATTGCCGCAGCTGCTAAATTTACCGCAAGCGTTTCAGAAACCGCACAAGCACGCGCTGTCGGTGCAGCACAAGCCCGTGGGCTTGAGGAACAAGCTCGGGCGGCAGGGCTAGAGGCGGGCATTGAGGAAGAAGCCCAGCGACGGCAGGCAGCGTTCCAGATGGGCGAGACGCGAGCCGCAGGCGCTCAGATGGGACTGGCTGAGTCTGTGACGTTTGGTGATGTGTATAGCCAAGCTGCAACGATGGCCGAACTAGACGCGCTTAACATCCGTTATACCGGAGAAGGGCGTCGGCGTGGTTTGATGTACGAGGCCGCAGTCACTCGCGCAGCGCGTCCGAAGTGGGGGCCAGCATTACTTTCTGCGGGTGTCAAAGCACTCGGTACATACGGCAGCGCAGGCGGCACGTTCCCGAGTGGCGGTGGCAAGGCAGCATAAGTTATGGCAAAGCTCCAGTTCTATCGTCAACGCACTACGCCGCAGGTTATCGCACCCGATGTGCGTGGTCTTGCGCGCATTGAATCTCCGGCTGCACAGATCGCAGAGAGCATTGGGCAGTTGGCGCGAATTGGAGCTGAGATCAACGAGAAGCGACGAGCGACTAAGCTCGACGATCTAAATGCTAAGGCGACCACAGAGCTCAATAACTTTGTGCTTTCGCTTGAAACCGATACGGACTATGAGACGCAGATTGAGCGTTATGACCAGCGCGTGCAGGAAATCGAAAATCGCGTAAAGGAAGAAGCTGGCGACGATAGCCGATTGTTTAATGCGTGGCGTCGAGAGTTCACGGTACCTGTGACCGCTCGATCTTTTGATGTTCGCAAGCGAGCGCAACAGGGAATTGTCGGAAAAGAGCGCGCAGCACTTGATGATCGCTTGTATCAATTCTCGCAACTGCCGGGTTCTGGCAATCCAGAACTTGATAGCTTTGCAATAAATCAAGGCATCTTGGCGCTAGATAACGCACTCGCAAACGGATTCATTACGCCAGAAGAAGAAGCAAACTTGCGGCAAGCGTTCCAGCGTAATGCGAATATGGCTTCAGCCAACAAAGCTATTGCAGACAATCCTGATGCGTTCATTGTGGCAGTCGAAGCGGGGCAGTTCGGCAACCTATCTAATGAAGATCGCAACGATTTAATCAACAAGGCGCGCACTGCTGCTGAGACGCTAGATAACCGTATTCGCCAAGCAGAGGAACGCCAGCAAAAAGAGATTGAAGATGCTACGCGCATGGAAGGTGATGACCTTGTTGCAAACGGTACGTTGACTCGTCAATGGGTGCAGAATCATCGAGATGATCTCTCGCCAGATCAGTATCGCTATTTCTTAAAAGAAGTGACAGGCGGCGCGGCATCAACCAATAACACAATTTATTCAAGTCTTTTGACTCGCGCATCTAGCGGGCAGGATGTCACCGCAGAAGTTCGGCAAGAATATTCTGACGGCAACCTGACAAAAGAAGATTTCAATAAGTTGATTTCGCTTTCGACAGGATCGGGCTGGTACAAGCGTGGCTCGCAATTCATTACACAAGCCTTGCGTGTATCTGATCTTAATCCTGATCCCGCAGCACCGCAGCGATTAGCAAATGCGATGAACGATTGGATCGGCTGGTCGCAAAGTATTGACGTAGAAAAAATGAGCGATAAGCAAGCAATGGAAGAAGCTCGCCGTATTGTGAGCGAGTATTCAATCATCAATTTCCAAGATGCTGTTTTAACTTTGCGTGCTCCGCGTTTCTTGGTGGGTTCGCGTAATGAGCCAAACTTAGAAGCCACAGAGGATGAGACATTGCGTGCTTTAGAAGAAGGGCGCATTACTGAACAAGAATTCACAACGCAATCTGCATTGATCAATCAATGGAGAAGCTCTATTGAAATGATGCGACGGATGCAGACGCCAACTGATACTGGGGCGCGATGATGGAAGAAGAAACCTTATTGCAAGAAACTCCAGTTGATAGCGCAATGGAATCGGGCGATGCAGTGCCAATGGCTGCACCGACTCCTGAGCCACAAGCAATGCAACAGGATGGCTCGATTGAATATATGACTTATCGTGAGGACTTGGCTGCGAAAACCGCTGCCGAGGAATTGCGTGCTCGTGTAGCCCAGCGTCGATTGCGTGATAACGCAGCGATGGCCCCGACTCGGGCAGAGCAGCCTGTAGCAGAGGAACAAGATGCCACTGCAACAGAAGTGATTGGCGCAGCGGCGGCTGATGTTGGGCGTGGCGTTACAGAGATTCCGCGTGCAGTGTTCGGCGGTATTCGTGATGCGGCGCAGGAAACCATCAATCTATTTGGCGATATCGGCAACTGGGTTGAGGAGAACGTCAAAACGGGAGGTATTAAAATCTCTCGGCGTGGCGTTGAAGTGGTTTCGTTTGAGGAATTGCAGAAGTTACGCGAGCAGGGGAAAGACCTGTATACCGCTGTGGAGTTGCCTGAGATTGGTGACCCTGAGTCAACAACTGGCAAAGCGGTCAAAGGCATCTCGCAATTCCTTGCAGGATTTGGCGCAGCAGGAAAGATTCTTAAAGCAGTCAAACCTGCAACTCGGGCGGGTGCCGCTGGTAAAGCCGCAGCGCGTGGTGCGGTAGCTGACTTCACGGTGTTTGATCCGCAAGAAGATCGGCTCTCCAATCTTTTGCAAGAAGTCCCAGAATTACAGAATCCGGTGACAGAGTTCTTAGCGGCTGATCCTACGGATACCAATGCTGAAGGACGATTCAAAAATGCTATTGAAGGACTTGGATTAGGTGTTGCTACTGATGGGTTCTTGCTAGGACTCAAGACCTTACGCCAAGCGCGTGCTGCTAAACGAGCGCAAGAGCAAGCAACAGAAATTGCGCGGCAAGCGAAGATCACAGAAGTTGAGGCACCGGCTACGGTGTCACAACAAGAGCTGTCAATCTTGGGAAGCGATGCGCCTGATGCGCCATTGGTAGGCGTAGCTAAGGCTCGCAAGCCAACCAAGCTAGAAAAGGCAGAGGCAGCCGTTGAGGGCGTTACGCCAACCGATATTGTTGATACGGCAGGCGCGCCTCGCGGAACAAAGGATGGCGAAGTCTTTATCAACTTTGCGCGCATCAATGCCGCAGAGGATGTGCAGACCGTTCTGCAAGATATGGCGACTCGCTTTAAGCCTGATGTGGAGGCAGCAAAGCGCGGCAAACAAACCTTCCAACAGATTGAGCTTAACGCGGAACAGGTCAACGCTTGGGAAGCGTTGCAGAACCGTAGGCGTGGCGCTCCGTTAAGCGCGGAGGAATCTGTAGCCGCTCGCCAGTTGTGGGTCATGTCAGGCGACAAGCTCTCACAAGTTGCAAAAGAAGCGGCAGCTAATCCAAGCGAAGCCAATCTCTTTGCGTTCCGCAAGATGCTCGCAACGCACTATGCGATTCAGAACGAAGTGCTAGCAGCGCGAGCAGAAACAGCGCGTGCTCTTGCTTCATGGCGCATTCCTACGGGGGGATCAGCAGAGCAATTGCGTGCAATTACGGATGCTGTGCGTTCTGGCGGCGGCGAGCAGATGACGCGAGAGATGGCTGATCGTGTGGCGCGTTTGGCTAATGCAGGGATGTACTCAGAGCTTGATGAGTTTGTGAAAGGCTCAACATGGGCGCGTACTCGGGATGCCATGCAAGAGGCATGGGTCATGGGCTTGCTCTCTGGGCCGAAGACACACCTTGTCAATATGATGTCGAATACGTCTGTCATTTTTGCTCAGATATATGAGCGCGGAGTTGCCGCGCAAATCAACAAGCTCGTCGGCGTTGGGCCGGGCGTTGAGGTAGGTGAAGCAACTGCACAGTTCTTTGGAATCGTTCAATCCATGCGTGATGCGTTGCGATATTCCGCAAAAGCATTTCGCACGATGGAGACGGGCTACGGTCTTGGCAAGATTGAGTTGCCGACCGAAGGTGCAATTTCTTCAGATGCGTTCAACATCAGCAGCGAATCTTTCTTGGGCCGTGCAGTAGATGGATTGGGTAATGTGATTCGTTTACCCGGACGCGCATTAGCCGCTGAAGATGAATTCTTCAAGACTATCGGCTACCGCATGGAACTTAATGCGCAAGCCTTGCGTCAAGCCACAAGCGAGATGAATGCAGGGATTATCCAACCGGAAGGATTAAAGGATCGTATCCAAGACATCATTACAAACCCACCGGAAAACATCCGCATTGCAGCGGTTGATGCGGCGACTTATCAGACATTCACCAACACACCGGGCAAGCTCGCACAGAGTTTGCAAAACATCACGGCCAAATATCCGGCCATGAAAGTGTTGTTGCCGTTCGTGCGTACCCCAGCCAACATTTTGCGCTATACGTTTGAGCGCACTCCGCTTGCTCCGCTGATGTCTCAAGTTCGAGCAGACATCGCAGCAGGCGGCGCACGGGCTGATTTGGCGTATGCGCGCATGACCACAGGCTCAATGTTGATGCTGACTGCCGCAGACATGGCGATGAGCGGAAACATTACAGGTGGTGGCCCATCTGATCCGCGTGAGAAAGCGGCGTTAATGCGTACTGGATGGCAACCCTATAGCGTCAAGATTGGCGATCGTTGGTATGCCTACAACCGTCTTGACCCGATTGGTTCGCTCCTTGGGATGTCATCGGACTTGGTTGAGGTTCTCATCAACTCAGATACCGATGATCCTAACTATGACGCAGAGGAAGCCTCTATTGCGATTGTGGCCGCAGTCGGCGCAAACGTAATGAACAAGACTTATCTCTCTGGATTGGCTGACTTCTTTGAGGCAATGGGTGATCCGCAACGCAGAGCAGAGGGATTTGTTCAGCGCTTTGCAGGATCATTAGTCCCCGCTGGCGTGGCTGAAGTTGCGCGGCAGGTCGATCCATACAATCGTGAAGTTTATTCAATGCTCGATGCGATGAAGCGCAGAACGCCGGGGCTTTCTGAGGAGCTGCCGCCGCGTCGAGATATCTGGGGCCGACCCATTGAGTTTAAGTCTGGGATCGGCTGGGCTTACGATGTGTTCAGCCCGATCTATAGCAAGAAGATCAAGCCAGAACCGATTGACACGGAGATGCTGCGTCTTGAGGCTCCCGTTGGCACACCGTCTCGCAAGGTAGTATTTGATGGAATCAGCGTTGATCTTGAGCGTTACCCCAGCGTATATAGCCGATACTTAGAACTTGCTGGAAATGAACTCAAGCATCCAGCGTGGGGAATGGGCGCAAAAGATTTTCTAAATGCTGTAGTCACCGGCAAGCATCCGATGTCGCAAATCTATCAGATTCGATCTGATGGGCCTGATGGCGGCAAAGCAGCGATGATTGCTAAGACGGTAAGTGAATATCGCGCAATGGCGCGAGAGCAATTGTTAAGAGAATATCCAGCGCTTCGTGATGAAGTTAAGGAGCGCAAAAGAGAGAGACAGCAATTAAAATTGCCAGTGATGCAATGAGGACTGAAACATGACCGTATCATCGACCACAAGCAAGGTAAGCTACTCCGGCAACGGCACAACGGTTGCCTTTGCGGTGTCGTTTTACTTTCTCGCAGACTCCCAGTTGACCGTCACGCTCAGAGCAGCAGACGGCAGCGAGTCCACGAAAGTCTTAAATACCGATTACACGGTCAGCGGCGCAGGCGTTCTCGCAGGCGGCACTGTGACGATGACGGTGGCTCCAGCCTCTGGCACTACGCTTGTCATCTCGCGGAACGTCCCGCTCACACAAGAGACGGACTTGCAGCCAAACGATCGGCTACCGGCTGAGACGCTGGAGCAGTCTATCGACAAGCTGACGATGATTGACCAGCAGCTCCAAGAGGAAGTGAATCGAACGATCAAATTTCCTGTCTCGGACTCAGCCTCGCTCAATTCAACATTGGTGACGGCGGCCAATCGCGCAAACAAATACTTAAAGTTCAATGCCTCTGGTGAGCCAGAGGTAACGGCTGGGCCGCCTGAGTCATTTGTGTCTGTTGATGAGGTGCAGTACGCCACAGCGGGGCAAACGGTATTTACGCTTACCACCATAACCTATGTGCCGGGAACGAATAACTTAACGGTGTTCGTTGACGGCGTGAATCAATATCGCGGCATTGCGTATCAAGAAACCAATAGCACAACGGTCACGTTTACTGAGGGGCTGCACGTCGGCGCTGAAGTCAAATTCACAACCGTTCGAGACATCACTAACACTATTTCGGATGCGGCAACATCAACATACTTGCCTGCCGGATCAGGCGCAGTCCAGACAAATGTTCAAACTAAACTGCGTGAGTTAGTAAGTGTTGAGGATTTTGGGGCAGTCGGCGATGGAGTTGTGGACGATACGCTTGCGCTGCGAGCGGCATTTGCTTATGCAATCCCTCTTGGGAAAACAGTTGTTCTAAAAGGCACCTATCGAATCTCTGAGTATATCGGCCTTAGTGCCACAATCCCAAGCGGAGCGCTTCATATTTATTGCGATGGCTCTGTCACGATTCAAGTTTCAACAGCAGCAACGGCATTTCGTCAGGTGTTGTTTTTTGGAACAACTGAATTTACCTATGCCTCAATCACTGGTGGTTCTTTAACCATCAATTGTGCCAACAAAGCGGCATCTGGAATTGAGATATATACCGCATCCGCAACAGTGGCAGGGGCGGTGAATCTTTCAGCTATTGTGACGGTTAACGATTGCCGTGCAAATGATCCGGCAGCAACTTATGAGAACGGTGGCATTTTAGTTAACGGACAGTTTGACCAGATTTACATGAACTCTCCGCGTGTTGAGAACGTGTTTCGTGCAAACACTTCTGGCGGCGCGTGCTTTGGCATTACGGTTATTAACTTAGCGGGCGAGTGCCTCATCGTAAACCCAGCAATCAAGAATGTGTTTGTGCCTGATGTCGCGACCTCAGTTGATGCAGACGGCATTAAAATTTTTGGTGTAAATAACGCAGCGTCTCCTGCTGTAAAAACGCTTGGCAAGGCTACCATCCAAGGCGGCACGTTTACGGATTGCCAAGGGCGCAGCATTAAACTGCAATGCTCTGATGTGACAATCATTGCCCCTTACTTTAAGCGTCAGTTTGTGGTGTCAATTCCAAATGGATTGGATGTTGATTTCCAATCAGGCAATGGATTGTTAATTGAGCCTACATTTGAATACAAGAGAAACGGAGCTGTCAGTCCGTTAGGCGCGAGCTTTATACCAGTCGCGTTCCAGCAACGCATTTCTGACTTGCCGCAATGTGGTAAATCAATTGGCGGCACAATGAAAACAGAAGTTGATATGAACCGCTATGCACTTCTTGTGCAACTATCAACATCTGCATACTCAGAAACAGTGATTGATGGATTATCCGTTGAGCCTACTGGGACTTTGACGACTACAGCATTTACTCGTGGCATCCTTGAAACCAATATTGAAACTGCGAACGCGAAAACGGCAGGCACTAAGATCGTGGTGCGCCGCGTATCTGGCCCATTAAATTGTTATGCAATTGGGTACACGGGTTATACCTCTGGGTCGCTTGCAAACAAGCTAGAGTACGAAGTTACCGATCTTTCAAATACATTAGCGGCAACCACGGCAAACTTCTTGTTTTACAACCTGAGTGGGAATCGGGTTGGGGAGGTGAAGTCATTTGTTGTCCGAGACAACGCTAACTTTCGCGACCTCCTTTATGACACCGCCTTTGACTTCAACAACCTTGCCTCCGGCTCAAAGTTCACTGTCCTTACCAACTTTGTTACAGCGGCTAATGCGCCGTCTTGGGCGTCTGGTCGCTATGCTTTTATCGAAGTTTTAGGTGGCCCAAATGACATTGCGCCACTTACTCCGACCAATCGAAACATTCGAGTTACCGTTACCAACGCAGGGACGGGAGTTCTCGAGGAAGCGTACATAACCGCAGACGGCGGTACGACTTGGAATGACAATATATTTGGAACGGTGTCCGGCAACGTCAAAACGGTTACCGGCATCTTAGATGTAGACGGCCAGCTACAGTTAGGCGGTACCATTGCGGATCTGACCAAGTTCAGCATCAGCGGAACGCTTCCATCTGACAGCGGCACAACGTATGGCATCCAGAATCGAGGCACGATTCCGAGCACATCAAGCTCAAGTTATATTGCTTATCAAACCGGCGCGAGCACTCAAGATGCCGCATTTACTCTTGGGTCTTATATCCATTATTGGGCAAGTCAGGGCGTTCTCGCTGGTGGTAGTCGATTGACGCCAACCGTTCAATACGGATTTGCCGTTAACAGTAACTTGGTTGATGCGACCACAAATTATGGTTTTTATTCCAACATTCCAGCCGGATTAAACCGCTGGAATTTTGTAGCCAACGGGACTGCACGGAATTATTTTGCAGGCGGTCTTGAGGTTGCGGCTGGCTCAACAACGATGTCAAGTGGATTTATAAACATTCCGGCAGCAGCAGGCGCGCCAACGGGAGCGCCGACTAACCCATCTGGGAATGTGCCTTTGTATTACGATTCCACCAATCACAAGATTTACGTTTATAGCGGCGGCACTTGGCGATCCACGGCAGCGCTGACTTAATCAGAGGAATAGACTATGACCCTCACTAGAGCTACCAATGCAATGATCGAAGGCGCGCCAGCGAATGTGCTGGACTTTGGCGCAGTTGGAGATGACTTAACTGACAGCACCTCCGCTATTCAATCTGCAATTGATTCGCTAACAAGCGGGGGTCGATTGTATTTTCCTGCTGGCACCTATCGCAGTGGCGCACTTACGATCGGCAATGCCAACGTCAGTTTTTTAATGGCTGATGGAGTAGTGCTTAAATTTCCAACGCTCGGCTCTGGCGTCAAAGCCATCACGGTCAACGCTAATAACTTCTCGATTGAGGGCGGCAAACTGCAAGGCCCAGCGGCGTCGGTGTATGTCGCTAACGAGAACGGTATTCACATGGTCGGCACCTCGACCTCTGTTCGCAAGAGCGGGTTAGAGCTACGCAATGTCGAGATCACGCAGTTCGGTGGTCATGGAATCTACGCGCAGTTCGTCGATAACATTTTGCTAGACGGTTGCAAGATTCATTACTGCGGTTATTCAGGTGCGTCGTTCCTGTCTTGCAACCACGGTGTCGCAACCAAGAATCAATTTCTAAATATCACGCCGGGAACGTCCGGCAATATGTACGGCATCACTCTGACCCATGATTCGACGGGATACAGCAGCGATCCGAATGCAGGCACCAAGGCTGCGGCTAACCCGTTCTGCTGGGATTGGTACGTCGGCTACAACTATGCCGCTTATAACGCATGGGAGCCAATCGATTGTCACGGTGGCTACGAGATCACTATCGATAGCAACAAGGTATATGCTAGCTACGGCGGCATTGCGCTTTGCTCAAGTAGCGGCGATGCAGCGGGATACGCAGGCGCAAATAATTCAGTGATCAACAACATCGTTGACGCTCGCAATCCTGACGGCACTGCCTCAACTTATGAGAATGATAACTACGGAATCAATCTCAATGGTGGCTCTACGCTGAACCATAAGAATGTGGTCTGCAAGGGAAACATTGTTATTAACCACGGCATCTTGGGCAACACTAACTCTGGCGCGATCCAAGCGGTGTTTGTCCAGAATGCGACGATCACTGAGAACACCATTCAGAAGTGGGGCGGCTCTTGCATTATCGGCACCGCTAGCTCATCGCTGATCATCTCCAAGAATACGTTTCTGGAATTAGGCGGCACGGCGGCGGGCGCTGAAAACGCCATTATGATTGAGACTACATCGAGCCTCGGTAACACCATCACGATTACCGATAACTCGATGCAAGCCAATGGCGGCACGGCTGGACTTGTTGGCGTTCGCGCTCCGCAGCTAACAACACTGCCTTACTTTGCAGGCAACGACTTTGCGGCGGCAAGTTCCTCTGGGTATGTCGTGCCTAATGCTTTCTTAGTTAGCGATGTGTCTTCACCTATCCTTCGCGTTGATGTAGACAACGCAGGGGGTGGAGCGGCTGTCAATGTGGATGTAGCCGCACTTAGTCGATACCCCACCTTTCGTATCGATGTTACGTCGGCTAATGCGTCATCTGAAATTTCTAATTTCACGAATGGTGTCTATGGTCAGGTGATCCATATCCATTCGCCTGCTG